TTGAGGGCTCTTGAGGACGAGTTGGGATACAACAAACCGGACGGCAGCGTGACTACTGAGGACTTCTACGACTTCATAGACACTGAGAAGTCCCATCCGATAAGCGAGTTGCTCAAGGCAGAGAAGGAGAATCCATACTTTGAGGAGGATGAGTTGCAGGGTTTGAGTGGGGTCATAGCAGACTCACAATACATATCACCGAGGATAGCGGAGATAGGCAATGCACTGACTGCGTTTAACTCCACCATAGGACCGACCTCAAGCAAGTTAACGGACAAAGAGAAGAGGCACTACATCAAGTCGAACGGCATCCACCTCGGCGGTCAGTCCCATTGGAGCAGACCCTACATGAGAGGGAACCTTGGCCTCAGCGACTCAACTCACTTGGAGGCACTATTCGCTCTCCTCGGTCAGATTGGCGATGATAAGAACTCACTCATGGGCACCATGGAACCAAGCGGATATGACATGAATCGTGGTTTGATGGGAATTTTATCACCAATAACGAGGCATCACAAAGCGACCGGACAGGCTCATGCATACACGGCAAACCAAATTATGACTCCCTTCGATAGAACGCAAGGCGCATATCTAGGTCAGAAGGCAAACCACGTACAACACAGCATCACACCCGGACTCACGAAGAGATTGGAGCACGAGTTGGATGATGAGAAGAAGAAGGACATCTCATTGTTGATGTCACGTCACATTTATGAGAACCAGCACAATGGCCCTACATCAGACTGGGGTAAGCATGCAGGAGCATCACGCTCCCAAATTAGTGACACCCATGTGGCGGCGAATGCCTCTCATCACTATAGACACATATTGGGCAAGGGTGGCTTCCACGTCGTTGGCAGCAGGGATGACACAGGCAAGGTGACTCTCGGACCATCGAAGAGGATGTTCTCGTTCGATGAGGTGGTTGCTGGCCTGTCACCCATGCATCCAAACATAGAGTCCATGGAGGAACTCATCGAACTGGCCTACACTGGAAACTTGGCCTCCGTCCCCATTAAGGGCGAGAACGAGATGCTCCTACAGGACATGGACCAGTTGGAAGACGAGATTTACAATCTTGAGGACTCAATCAGGAGCGAGTACGAGAAGGAGAGGCCCATACCCTCCGTAGTATCATCCCTTGAGTCGAGGAGGATGCAACTCCGTGACCAGTTGAAGGAGTACAAGAACTCCATCCTACAGATGAAGGCAAAGAGTATCAAGGACAACTACACCTACCACAACTTCAGCAGCGGCAGGACCTCCGAGCCTGATGTGAGGAAGATGAATGACATGCTCGCCATAGAGAAGATAGCGAAGGAGGTCATCATACCCGGATACGTCGAGAAAGACCCAGACGCATTCAACCCCGAGGTAGTCGGAGTCTCCCAGTTCCTGATAAACACCTCAGCGGCCCTCCATGATGCGGAGATTATGTCCCTTCACATGAGCCATGACTCACATGGAGCGACGACCCTCGCTGATGGTATATCAGAGGAGCAGAAGGTGGTCACCGCTAATGACAAGCAGAGATACTTACCAATGCTCGCTCATATCATCATGAACGATGATTTGCCGGTGATAGACCAAGACACACAAGCAGATGAGTTGCTCTCTGACTTGGGACTCCCCATAGATGAAGAGCATCTACGCATGGCGCAGGAGGCCATAGACTCAGGGGCCACCAAGGTCACCACGCTCTCCTCTCTCGTGAACTCTGAAGTTGACGACGGCTTCACCGAGTCCTACAAGAACGTAGGTGAGAGTCACGATGACATAGTTTCCCACATGCTCAGCGAAACCGAGGGAGATAGGTCACATCCCCTGCACACCGAGTTGCAGGGTTTGAACAACCTGCTTCGCTTCGATACGAAGGGGCTGATGGAGTCCTTGGGTTTGAAGCACCATAGAATGAAGGTCGAGCCCGGTCTCGGTAGAGCAGCAAAAGGCTCAGGGAGGGAGCCTCTTCTGGAGCAGAGACAGAGGAACAAGAGTAAGAGACTGCTCTCGCAGTTAATCTCATTCGATGCCGGTGCTCTGCCGCCCGATACGATGAGGGACACTCTCAGTCAGGAAGAGGTGTTGAATCCGATGTCAATACAGAGTATGGACACACCGATAGACTCAATCCTCTCGGTCAACGGGGCGACCCCCAACCTGTACTACTCCAGCAGCGGTCTTGCTTACCACCATGGGAGCATGACCGGCACACCCACGGTAAGGGCCTTCGCGGACATGGACGGGAACCCTCAGTTCGGGAGAGAGACTGAGAGGATGAACCTACTACCAGTATCCGAGGAGACCCTGCTCTCCCTTCATGGTCAGCAGACGTTCGACACCGCGCAGCAGATGGCGCAGACAGCAGGTGGTGTTGACTTTGAGAGGTCATCAAGCAACTTCGACGTGAACACCGGGCAACTCGGTGAATCGGACTTGCTAGATGTCTCCAAGGCCCTACCGAGCGAGATGCCCTTGATAGAGCCCTATCACAAGGTGTTTGAGTATGGTGACATAGAGGAACTACGTGGATTCACAGGTGAGTGGGCTGTCTCGGTCATGGAGGACGGAAACAGAGTCAAGGTCACGAGGAAAGGCACGTACGTATCAGTCAAGGACGATGACAACGAGAGCGTGTCTATATCCTCCGAGATGTCCAAGTGCCTCAGAAAACTAGGCAAGAGGAACTACGTCGTTGACGCTGTGAAGAACTCGGACGGCATACACATCTTCGACATCATGGAGTATGACGGCACTGACGTCACCGACATGGATGTGAGGGAGCGCATGAAACTGCTCAGGGGGCAGTTCGACAGCCGTGAGAACGTGTTCATACCCGGACCATCCACACTCAGGATAACCGACGAGGACGGTCTTGAGGAGGCAATCAAGTTCATCCAGAGCGAGAACAAGGACAAGAAGATACTGCTGAGGGATGCAAAGTCAACGTATATGCGCGGTGAGGAAAAACATCCTAAGTGGGTGCTCATGACAAAATCGGACGATGAATTCCACATCCCCTTCGGCATGGAGATAGACGAGGATATGTTCATCCTGCACTTCGACCATGACATACTCAAGTACGACATCGTTGATGACAGGGTGGAGAATCCACGCTCCGCATTGAGCAGCCTCAAGGAGAGGGACTACACGCTCGTCCTAGCGAAGAGCCTTGAGAGTTATTGGATGCCAGCCTTCGATGAGATGCTCAAGGCATACGCGAAGAAGAAGACGAGCGATACCGATGACTCGGACAAGTCCGATTGGGATGAGGAGAGAGCGAACGAGGGCATGACCGATGAGCGTGCGCGAAGAATAGACAACCAGAGCGGTGGCGTGCTCAAGCCGAAGAAGGACCCGAACATCCTCCTCAAGCCGAAGATGGTCAAGGCCATAGAACTCATAGAGAGGGCACTCGATGCTTTGGAGAAGGCAGGGAGCGGGCACTATCCCATGAGCGGTGGCAAGGGACTCGGTATAGATGTAGGCTCCGATATATCCAGCCCACGTGGTCCGACCACTTTGAACAACGAGGCCACCCTTCCAGACTACGACATGAAGGAGCGTCCTGAGCAGGACCCTGAGAAGCCGGAGGACTACCCAAAGAGAAAGAGAAAGTCCAAGGAGCATAGTTCGGTTAGTTGATATAGTATTGCAATGAGTTAGGTGATAGTGTGTTATCTCAACAGCGACTCTTCAATGAGGACAATATCGTCCTGCTCAAAGCAGGTAATGACCTCGTTGTCGCTGGATACGCAAGTGTCGAACTGGTTGACAAGCAGGGCGATTTAATCACAATGGAGGCTCTGACGGACGGATTTCGCAAGTTCATGCAAGAACCGAAATACAGGAACGTCCAACTAGCGCACTCAAACATACAGGTAGGCGAAGTAGTTCCATCATATACAGATAGTGAAGGGAGGTTGTGGAAAAGCGAAGTCGATGATGTCGGGATGTTTGTTGTAATACAACTGCGTGACGACATCGAGAAAGCACGAGAAGTTGCCGCCGAGATACGGAAAGGAAAACTACGTGGGTTCAGCATCGGAGGACAGGCATTCAAGCGAGTCAGGAAGAGCGACCCAAAACACGGTGACTATCAAGAAATCAGCAAGTTAGAACTGCATGAAATCACGATATGCGAGAAAGGCATCAATCCAGAAGCAACATTCAGAATACTCAAACAAGATGGGGAAATGGAAAATAACACAAAAGAAAAGGTGAGAAAAATGACAGAAGAAGACATGACAGCACAACTTGGCGATGTCCTATCCCGTCTTGAAGGCCGACTAGATGCGATGGAGAAAGGAATGCCTCCTCAACTCAAAGACGCCATGAAAGACGAGAAGAAAGACGAATCCAAGGATGAGAAGAAAGACGAGAAGAAAGACGAGAAAGAAGCCATGGAAGATGACAAGAAGAAATCCGAGGAGTACTCGGACGTCATCTCCTCTGACTACCTCGACTGGATGGAGAACACCCTGAAATCCGCAGGCGTTGACATTGATGGTGCACGACACCACTTCGATGACCTCACCAAAGCGAACCTCGGGTCCACTCCCGAAGAGTTTGACCTAGATTACGGTCAGGCACCCGGTAGAGAGTCTGAAAATGGCAAACCCTCGACCAACGCCGTAGCAAGAATGAATGCAAAAGGCGGAAAAGAAGTCAAGAAATCCGATTTCCTAACTGCTGACAGGGTTTCCGACGCAGACATCGAGGCTGCTTACGAAGTATACAAGGCAGCAGCAATGGAGCAGGAATTCAGGGGCAGCCTTGAGAGCACATTCGCAACTCGCTTCCAGTCAGAGCGACACGACGAGATAGCCAAGGCTCAGGCAGCAGCATTCGATGCACGCGGTCCTCTCGATGAGGTAGTGAAAGCACTCGGTGCACTCAACGAGAGAATCGACAGCCTCGGTACAGCCGAAGCCGGTGTTCCAATCGCTAAGAGCGCA